CTTCCGATCTGGCATCGAATCCATGTCGCTCGGGTACGTGATCTACACCCTGATGGCGTGGATCAAACGACACGAGGCCGCCATGATGCGCGACCTCCTGCTGCCGTCCGAGCGCAAAGACCTTTACATCGAATTCAACGTCAGCGGCCTGCTGCGCGGTGACCAGAAGGCCCGGTATGAGGCCTACGCCATCGGCCGCAACTGGGGTTGGCTCTCCGTCAACGATATCCGCCGCCTCGAGAACATGCCGCCTATTCCCGGCGGCGACCGCTACCTGACACCGCTAAACATGGTCGACACCGGCACCGCCACCCAGGCACTTAACGCCACCCCGGACCAGATGAAACAGATCGAGGAGATCCTATGTCGCACATGATCAACTACCCGCATATCGCCTCGATGGTGTTTGGACAGCCGTTATTCGCCACTCCGGAGCTGATCCAGGCGGTGAAGTCGGTACTCGAGCCCCGGCTGCTTGGCCGGGCCAGTGCGGCTGACCAATTGCCCGAGCTCAATATGTCCGACCGGGATGAAGAGCGTAAGCTTCGCGGCGTCACAATCGTTGGCAAGCTCGCGATCATTCCGGTGCACGGGGTGTTAGTCCCGCGCCGCGGACAGATCGATGCCGCCTGCACCGAACTGCTCAGCTATGAACGCCTGCGCGACCAGATTGGCGCGGCCCTGCGCCATGAATTGGTCGAAGAGATCGTGCTCGACTTCCATACCGGTGGCGGTGCTGCCATGGGCTGCAAGGAAATGGCCGACTACATTCGCGCCGGCACCCAAATAAAGCCGATAACCGCGCTGCTCAACTATGCCGCTTACTCTGCCGGTTATCTCATGGCCGCCGCCTGCAGCCGCATCATCTGCAGCCCTACCGCTGGCGCCGGGTCCATCGGCGTCATCATCGAGACCTACGAGGTTTCAAAGTGGGAAGACGAGATCGGTATCAAGTACAACACCTTCTTCCGTGGCGGCCACAAAAACGACTGCTCACCGCATGAACCGATCACCGATCAGGCCGTGATCGAGATCGAAAAGCGCCTCGACAAGGCCTACGCCACCTTCACCGAGTCCGTCGCCGGATATCGCGGCATGGACCTGCAGGCCGTCATCGACACCGAGGCCCGCCTGTTCGGTGCTGAGGAAGCGTTGGCGCTGAATCTGATCGACGAAATCGCACCGGCGCAGGATGCGCTCGACGCCATCGCTCAGCGCTACAAACCCACCACCAGCCAGACACGCACCATCCGCGCCCAGGCGGGCGCAATGGAAACCAGTTGCCGGCTCTAGCCACGCGGCGGAGCAGCAAACCCCAACCCGCTCAGGCGGGTTTTTTTGCCCAATCGAAGCAAGAGGATCGACTCCATGACTACCGAAGAACTCCGCCGCAAGCGCGCAGAGATCAACCAGAAGGTGCAGGACCTGGCCGATATCGAGGCCAAAGAGGGCGCCCTGAACGAAGAGCAGCTGGCCGAGTTCGAGCAGCTGACCACCGAGTTTGACACCATCACCCAGCAGATCGACCGTGCAGAACATGCCGAGCGCATGGCTGCAGCATCTGCGGTCCCGGTCAAAGCGTTCGGCAACAAGGGCAGTGACGCCCCGGCTATCCATACCAAAGCCGAGCCCAAGCAGTACACCGGCGCCAAAGCGGCCCGCATGGTGATGTCCATCGCGGCAGGTAAAGGCGACATGGAACTGGCTACCAAGTTTGCCCGAAATGAATTGAACGATGGCGATGTCGCCATGGCGATCGAGACCAGTTCCGGTAGTGGCGGCGCCCTGGTGCCGACCAACATCGCCGAGGACGTGATCGAGTTGCTGCGGGCCCGCACCGTCGTGCGTCGCCTGGGCGCTCAGGTTATGCCGCTGCCCAACGGCAACATGTCGCTACCCCGTATGAGCGGCGGCGCTACCTCCAGCTATGTCGGTGAAGGCGCTGATGTGCTGGCGACCGAAAGCAGCTTCGACGACGTCTCGCTGTCCGCCAAAACCCAGATCACACTGGTACCGATGTCCAACCAGCTGATCGGACAGGCCGGCTACTCCGTGGAGCAGCTGGTGCTGAACGACATGCTCAATGCCAAGGCAGTGCGCGAAGACAAGGCCTTCCTGCGCGATGACGGCACCAGCAACACCCCCACCGGTTTCAAGAAGACCGCCACCGACGCGTCGCGCACTGTCGCCTGGACCGGTACTGTCGACCTGGCCACCATTGACGCCTACCTCGATAGCCTGATGCTCAAGCTGATGGAGTCTGACTCCCTGCTGGTTCGCCCAGGCTGGGCCATGTCGCCGCGCAGCTACATGAAACTGTTCGGTCTGCGTGACGGAAACGGTAACAAGGTATACCCGGAAATGGCGCAGGGCATGCTCAAGGGCTACCCGATCTTCCACACCACCACCATCCCGACCAACCTCGGCGCCGGCACCAACGAGTCCGAAATCTACTTCGCCGACTGGAATGATGTCGTCATCGGTGAATCCGCCGACATGACCATCGATTTCAGCCGCGAAGCGACCTACAAGGACTCCGGCGGTAATTTGGTCTCAGCATTTGCGCGCAACCAGTCGCTGATCCGCTTGGTGGGTGAGCACGATATCGGTTTCCGCCACACCGAAGGTTTGGTGCTCGGTACCGCCGTCACCTGGTAATCCTGCCCGTACCGGCCAGCCCGCACACCTGCGGGCTGAACTGGCGCGCATAACCCGAACACGAGGACATAATCATGGCTGCAAACCAGCAAGCTCAACCGAAAGACAAGACCAAAGACCGGACGCCGGTCACCTTCATCAAACCCTGGCACCGCTACGTAAGAGGCGACGTGGCCGGCTTCAGCGAGAAAGACGCCGAGAAGCTGATCCACATGAAAGTGGCGGTCGCAGGCACGGAAATGCCGAAACCCACCAAGGACGATGGCGACGAAGCCAAAGCCTGATCCACCCGGGCCGCTCAGCGGCCCACAGATTCCGGATAACGCCGAATGATAACCCGCGAAGAAGCCCGCACCCACTGCCGCGCTGAAGCGTTCACCGAAGAAGATGCGCTCTTCGACGCCCTCATCGCAGCAGCCTACAAACACGCGGAAAGCATCACCGGCGCTATCTTTGCCGAACGCACAGAAAGCCTTGTCCTCGACGGCTTTCCCGGTAGCGACACATCAATCGAGCTTCCTTGGATCCCGGTTCAGACCGTCGACAGCGTCGAATACGTCGACCCGGAAGGTGTGACCCAGACGCTCAACGCACCGCCGTTGCGCCTCGACACCCGTCCGCTGTATCCGACACTGGCACCTCAGTGGGATACCGAATGGCCCGATACCATCGATGAGCCCGAGAGCGTCACGATCACCGCAACCGTGGGCTATGCCGACGATGATCTGCCGGGTGACGTGCGCTGCGCGCTGCTACTGATTATCGGCCACCTGTATGCGAACAGAGAGGCCAGCGTGATTGGCACAAGCACCGGTGAGTTACCGTTCGGTGTTAAGGCGTTGCTTTCACATTACAAAATCCCTCGGATCGGGTAAGCCATGAACATACCCCAGGGCAAGCTCCGAGACCGAATCACCATCCTGCAGGCTGGGCCAAAGACTCAAAACAAGTACGGCGAGGAAGAATCCGGCGATCAGTCTGTCGCGATCGTCTGGGGCCGGCTGATGATGGGGCGGCCCGCAGAGCGCTATATCTCAGATGCCAGGCATGGCGAGATAACCGCGGTAGTTCATATCCGTTATCGCACGGACATCACCACCCACCACCGACTGAAATGCGGTGATCGCGTGTTCGAAATCGCCGGTACGCCGTTCGATCCAGATGGCCGGCGCATCTGGCTGGAGATCCACTGCCATGAACGATCTTGATATTCAGATCGACACGCAGGACGTCAAAAACCGGCTGGATGAACTGGCCGACGGGTTGCGTAACAGAGCGGTTCGTGCGGGTCTCGTGAAAGCCGCAGCCCCCATCAAACGCAGCATGAAGAGCCTCGCACCGAAGCTCAGCGGTGATCTGTCGAAGTCTATAGGCCACAAAACATTAAGCCGTCGGGACGCTGCCCGAATTGATCTGTTCGCGGGTGGCTCGAATCGTGTGAGTGTTGAGAACCCCGGGGTATCGATCATCGTCGGCCCGAACCGGAAAAACGCACGGGGTTACAGTCAGGCCTACAAAGCCACGCTGATGGAGCACGGTGTAAAACGTGGCTTTCGGCGTTACAAGAAGCCCCGCAAAGGCTCTCAGTCTCTAGGCTACATGTATGAAGGCTTCAGCGGCACGTACTTCATGGCGCGCTCTCTGGAGCAGAACCAATCCGGTATGAATGACCGTTTCTATGCCGGTGTCTCCGCCTACCTCAATCGGATCGATGCATGATTGATTCTCTCGTTAGCACGCTGATCACAGCCGGTATTAATGCCATCGAGGCGAGCGAAACGGATATCTCAACCGTTGATACGGCCGACCTGGTTAATGACCTGTTCGGCTCGTTGGTGGATGGCCGCGTCTATCCACTGCACCTGCCAGATGGCGCAGCCTTGCCCAGCATGGTTTATCAGCTCGTTGGGCAAGACTACATCGAAGCCGATGGCGTAAAGCTGGGCCGCGTTGACCGGTATGTGCTGAGCACGCGCACAACCTCATTCGCGACGCTTGAGCCGCTGACGCATCAGATCGCCACTGCCGTGGCTGATGCGGGCGCTCAGGTCGAGATCACAGACGCGGCAGCCGATTACGAACCAGAGCAAAAACAGTACCGGTCGCATATTGAGCTGGAGTGGACCAGCCTGGCTACCGCCTCACAGGCGCTTCCCGCCGTCATGGTGTACTCAATCGGCGCTGAAGCGGGCGACAACATGTATGACAACGCCGTAGGGCAGCGCGTCACCGAGCTGTTCGGTCTGGCCATCATTTGCGATGAGGCAGATCTGGAGGCAACCCGGGACGCTGTTCAATCGGCCATGCTGGGACTGCAGGTTACCCCTCAAGCAGAACCCGCTCTATACCACGGCGGGAACCGGCTGGCGCAGACCGGCCAACTCATCTACTGGCGTGAACACTACGCCATCACCCGATACATCCGAGCCTAATCAGGAGTTCCTCATGAACAGAGGCGGACGTTACGAAATTCGTGACGGCAAACGCGTGCGCGTGGCCGGTACCGAAGAGCAGCGCCGGTCCCAGCCGGTGGAGACCAAACGTAAAAAGAAGGTGAGCGACAATGCTGACTCGAAAGAAAGTTCTACTGGCAAAGATTGAGACTGCCTATGGGACAGACGCCGCCCCGGCTGCCACCGATGCGGTTCTGTGTTCCAACCTGAATATCACCCCTTACGATGGCGATCGTGTATCTCGTAACCTGGTGCGCGCAACGCTGGGCAATGAGATGTCCATCAACGTCGCGCCCAACGTGAAAATCACATGCACCGTTGAGATCGCCGGATCCGGTACTGCGGGTGACGCACCGGCATGGGGGCAGTTGCTGCGGGCCTGCGGATTCTCAGAGACCATTAATGCAGCAACCGACGTGGTCTATGCCCCTGTATCCAGCAGCTTTGAAGCGGCCAGTTTGCACTTTGAGCAGGACGGGCAACTTCACAAAGCGCTTGGCTGTCGCGGGTCGGTTACCTTCGAGCTGTCCGCTGGCGGCTTGCCCGCGATGAACTTCAGCTTTACCGGCCTGTACCAGAAGCCTGTCGCGGGCTCTCTCACCGCAGATCTGTCAGCGTTCCAGATTCCGCTACCTGTCACCAAAACCAACACGCCGACGTATACCGTGCATGGCTACTCAGCGATTGCCAGCGGCCTGACGCTGAATATCGGGAACAACGTCATTCATCGGAACGTTATCGGTGAAGAGGCCGTGAAGATCACAGATCGCGCACCGAGCGGCCAGCTCACTCTGGATGCGCCGACTCTTGCCGAGAAAGACATGTTCGCGCTGGTTGAATCCCATGCCGGTGTTACCACCGGAGCGATCCAGGTCATTCATGGAACGACCGCAGGCAACATCGTGCAATTTGATGCGCCGAAAACCCAACTCCAGTCGATCAGCCCGACCGATCTGGATGGTCAGTTTGGGTATCAGATCGATGTCTCCTATCTGCCGGATGCCGGTGACGACGAAGTGACGATTACCGTCAAGTAAGGTTTAGGCCCTGCCTGCTGTACGTCCGTGGTGGGTGGGGCCTCTCTGTGCGTAACGGACGGCCATTAACGGACAGGACATCAACATGCCATTTATCGTAAAGCCGATTGAATCACTGACGCTGCCGCTCAAAATCTACCAGCCGACCGGTGTCGGTAAGTTTGAAGAACACGACCTGACGGTTACATGGAAGTACCTCACCGACGATGAGCGCGACGAGATCAACGAAGAGATCGCCGTCTCGCGCCGTGCGTATAACGCGGATCTGAAAGCCTACGGAAAGGGCGACCTGGATGAGCCGCCGGTCATTGAACTCACGGATCAGGTGCTATGTGAGCGACTGATCCTCAACATCGACGGTATGCTCACACCTGAGAAGGAAGAGATCCCATACACCACGAAGATGCTGGGCGAACTGTTCAAGATGAACTACGTCGCCAAGCCCCTGGGTGAGCAACTCGTTGCTGTGATCAGTGGCGTGGCCGCTATCAAGGAGCAGGAAAAAAACTAATCGACGCCGGACGTTACTGGGCAACCGGTGACGACTCCGGCGATAGCGAAACCCTCAAGGAGCTCGAACAGGCGAACGCGCCAGAGGAAGTGCTGGCGCATTACCGGGGCAAGGCTGCCCAATCAGACTTCGTCCTTTACAGCACCAATCATGAGGCATTCTCCCTGTTTGCTGCCTGCCGTCCCCAGTACCAAACCCTATCCGGACTGTCCGGCGCCATGCGGATCTACGAGGGTATTGATCGCTGCGAGCTGGAATCGGTGATGAACATGCACCGGATCAAGCGCAAACAGCGGCAGCGACTACTGGATCAGGTGCGGTTGATAGAGAGCGGGGCGAAGCAGGTGTTCAGAGAGCAGGCGCATACGTAGAATAGAGTCTTGGGGCGAACAGGGATGTTAAATGGACTCGAGTCATTACAGACAGCTGAGAGCAATGGTGGCAAAAGACATTATGTCGATGCCAGAGCTTGAAGGGCTCAGCTTTGAAATTCGGGAGATATGTAGTGAGGCTTTGGCAGCCCAAGACGAGTGGGAAAAGCTAGAGGAAGCGCCTAGAAGGGTGGGCTGGAAGTGGCGTGAGCTCGTCGATAAATTTCGGCGGCAACACAATAGCCGCCTTGACGTTGCTATTTGGCACAACGGACAGCTTGCAGGACTTGCGTTAGGCAAAGTGTCGACTGGAAAGCTCGTGGTCCGGGTTTGTTATGCAGAAGGAGCTCCAGTTGCTACCCCGCTAACCGGCAGCATTTTTCCTATTATTGACGCATACCTCGAACAGTACGCTGCCGCACTTGGAATACAAACGATTGCGCTGCAAGACCCGTTGGATGAAGTGATTTCGTACTATCGTCGATTCGGGTATAAGCTCGCTGATGATTTCGACCACCGGAATCACGCAATGACCCGCAACATTGATCAAGACGTGAGCTGACTATATTTGATATAACCCGATATTTTGTTAAGCTGCCCGTATATCTGTTGGTTTTCCGTTAAGTTTACGGCAAATCCAAGAGTACCAAAGCATTGTAAGCAGGTGCAGCAATGAAAGCTAACAGCGTTTCAGAACTAGAGTTCGACCAAGCAGTAGCAAGAATGCGGAAGCATCGAGCTGCGGCTCGCAAGCGCTTAAAGCACACTCTTTCGTTGGCGAAAGTTGACGACAGGCGGGTGATGGTTGGTGTAACCAGGAATAAGGCAGTTGTTACGGTATGACAGCGCTGGATGAGAAGAGCCTGCTGATGCAGGCTTTTTTGTGCCCGTTGGCTAGTGATAGCCTTGCTGCCAATGACAATCAAGGAATGAAAAATGAGCAAGGTTGCAGTTGAGTTCTGGGCGTTCATCGCTTATGCATTGGCGCTTATCATCGTCATAGCAAGCATTATTCTGGTGTTCAATTACGGCAGCGTAGAACCGAGCGGCTACGGTGGCGATAAGATCATCAATTGGCCTCTGATTGCCGGATGCGTAGGAAGCTCGCTTTACGCGATTCTATTTGCAGTGATGTTCAGCGTTGTTCGCTACATCTACATCGGCAAGCCGCCGAAAAGCGCAGGCGGATACGAAGAGCGGATCGAAACGCCGAGCGAAGGCCAGTAATCCAAATTAAACGGACTGAAAGCAAGGCAGATCGGAAGAGCGTCG